ATTCAGACTTTCCTAATTGTGGTGATGCTGATGTTGTATTTGTCATTGAACCACCTACTGCAATAGCGGGGTTGTAACCGCCTTCTAATAATCGTTTGCGTTGGTTAAGTGGTGTATTGTACGCTGAAGCGTAATCGAATTGCTTTTTCCATTGTGCGTAATTCATTTCTGATTGACGTCTATCGGAAAAGCCAGTGACGCTATCTAATAAAGATAGCGCACCGCCTATAATTCCTAGTGGCATAATATTAATTTGTTAAATTAGAACTGAATGAAGGTGTAGAGAAGAACGGTATTTTGCGTTTAGCAATAATTTGGTGATGTAAATAGCACCACATTTTTTTTGTTTCTTCTGAGGTATCCGCGAAAACGCGGTGAGTAGGGTCAGCGTTGATAAAGATATCATTTAATGAAGGCATAGAAGTAAATATTCTATCCATGTGCCAATCAGCCTCAGTAGTTCTAAAGGTACCATGGACCTCACTTGAATTGTATTTTAATTCAGCATATCGTGATTGATATCCGAAAGCGCCTTTTGGACTGCCGAATTCTTGTGCGTATAGTTCATAGTTTAATACTGCCTGTTCACCTAAATTAGCGAACATAGGGTCGTAGTAATCTAGTATATCAGTTTTTGAGAATTTTCTGTGTAGTCCTTGCATATAACCGGTCTCAGGCATTACTGACATTATACCTATAACCCATCCATGTTCCTCACAATAGTAGTTAACTGCTTGTTGGCTATTAATGGACTGACCTTGACCGGCTTGTTGTGCTAGTGGCGTTGTATCTGTTTGTGAAGTTTGTAATACTTCTGAAAACATAATAGGTGCGCCTGTTCCGCCTATGTATTCTGCTCTATGTGCTCGTTCGTCTGATATTCTAACGCCGAATTTACCTAACATTTGTTCGATATATCGTGTTCCTAATCTTGCGTTACGTTCAAAGAATTCTTGAAGTCTTACTGCAAGACGTAATTCGTTTACACTAGCGGCAGTTGCATTTGATAGGTCAGCAGTAAGTTTTGACGAGTTATCCAGGGAAGTATCCAGGAAGTTTCCAGGTGTAGGTAGGTCGTCAGTTACTAAGTCACCATTTCTACCGATTAATGCGTGTGTTCCGGTTGTTGGATTTCCTGAGCCATCATATAGTTGGTCACTTGTGCCATCTGAATTGTAATTGATAGGTGCGCTTTCGCCTAATGGAAGAACGACTTCTTGTCCTTTTTGGGCAAAAGGTAGGCAGCTAGTGAAATAGTCTTTTTCCCAGGCACGACGTAATAGTTTACCGTTAAATGGATTTTGATTACCTACATTAAACATGTCGATGTCTGAGTTATCACCGTCTTTTAGCATTTCCCATGTTTTGGCTACAAGATTTTGGTCTCGATAATAATCATCGTAGATTTTGTAGTATGCTGCTAATGGTAGAGCGTTTAAAGTTCTCATTGGATGCTCAGGCGGTGCGCCAGTATAGTCACCAGTTGGGATGCCCATATAATCACCAAGAGAGCCGATAATACACTCGTCAGGTGTATATGTTGAAATGTCAACATAGGGATGAAGAGGGATAGCGTTTAAAGTGTCGTATGCTTGAAAGGTTTCGAAATTGTCCCATAATAGCCTATTAGGAACAAAGAAGTAATGCATATTTACTTTACATCGGTGAAAGACTGGTGTTACTAGTGGTGCCATTTTGAGTAAATGTTCAGCTCTAATATTGAAGTTATCACCTGGAACGACTTCTTGAGTTAATACAGGGACAAGTTCGCCCATATTGAAAGTTAGTTTGTTATCGAATGATAAATCGAATGTATTGGTTGTTGGAACTTGCATAAGGATTTTGTCAAAGAATGCAGCTCGTTTTTTAGGATTAAATTTTTTCATTTTTGTATGTTTTAAGTTATTGATTTTGTGAATGTTGACGAAAACTGTACAGTGTGTCGTCAACTGGCATATTATTACAAGTAAGTAGGTATGCCAAACCTACCTTTTTAGAAAGGTAGGTTATCTGATTTAAATGGTGTGATGATTTCATAATCACGAACTTGTATTTCCATCAGATAGTTGTTTGGTACTATCTGGTTGTCGAATATCATTTGTAGCTGCAGCTTTGGCTGCGGTCGATGCTTTAAGTTTTTTACCTTCAATGATTTTTTCATATACATCTTGTTCAATTTGTTGAATTTCTTGTTCTAGATTGTGTCTATCAACTGCAAGGTCGATATTGTGTTTACGACGTGTGTCGTATAATGGTACGTCTTCGGCGTACATTGGTGTGTTGTTGTTAACAGACAATACCTGACCAGTAGTATAGCGGTGAAGTATTTCGCGAACGCTCATAGCCTGGTCCGGTATTGTTTTACTTTCACCGTAATTGATTGGTGTTGGTGCTGGAAGTGGCTCTGATTGAGAGCGGTACTTCTTTGATTGTTGTTGGCTCATAATCTTATTCCGCCTCGTGATACAACAATAGTTTTGGATGCTCTTTTTTTGTAAGATTTGTGTTTCATTTTGTAAGATATTTAGTTATTGCGAAATCTTTTTTCGCTTAGTTCAAAATTATGAAGTTTTGTTCTGAAATTCAATTTTTCTCTTTCTTTTTGGTCTTTTTGTGCGAAATAGTTTTTAAATTCTGATTTTTGGTCATCTTGCATATGTTTTTTCCTATAGTAACGAGGTAAAGAAATGTTTTGATTTCCTAATTTGACTTTGAAATTTTCGTAATTTTCTGATGAATTTATGTATTTTATATACTCGTCTGATATATGACCGAGATTTTTTGATGCTATTTTTATGTTACCGAGTTCTTTATCTTTATGTAAGTATTTTAGGCAATATATTACTTTGGTAAGGTCAAAAGGTTTGACATTGCAAAGTCCTTTTTTCCATAGTTTTGAAAGTTCGTTGCTTATTGAAATGTAAGTTTCCTCTTGCGTGTAAGGTAAGCCGAAATATATTGCATGGTAGTGTAATCTTTCTGTTTTGTATCCATATTCTGATACTAAAAAAAATTTGAATGGTTGATTATTTTTTTTTCGCTCGTAGTGTTTGCGTAGTGTTTTGTGAAATCTTGCGATTTCTGTTTTTTCGGGTGCGTCTGTGATGTATTCGTCTGATAATGTGAATGTTACGAAGTAGCACCCTATAGGATTTTGTAAGTATTGAGTGTAACATCTGTGTGCCCATTCTAATGTTTTTCTGCTGTAGCAGATGTGACAAGTGTTGCAGTCTGTACGTATTAACTGACGTAAGTCTGAGCCTTTTTGTTTGATGCTGATAATTTTTCCGTTGATGCACATTTTGTTTTTGCGCGCGCGCGTCGGGTCACGCACACGCATTTTTTTTTGTGTTTTAGTTAAAATTATTTTGCCGTCACCCTAAAGGGTCGGGCTATTCGTTTCAATCTCTTCGGGTCTCGCCTTCGGCTGATCCGAAGAGGATTTCCTCTTCTATCCCTGACGGTGTGTTTGCTTTGATTGACGGATGTCCCTACCGGTGCATCCTCATTTGAACGAACACGTCTTACGACGTATTCTGTTTTTGTTTTTAGATTGGGGCAAATACCTTGCCGAGTGCTTCGCTCGGCAAAGTATTTATTTTTAGTTATCGCGCAATGCGCTCTTTTTTTTCCTAGTTTGTTACTTGAGTCCGGTGAATAGTTTTGCTAGGAATACTGCTAGTTTAGTTTGGTTGTCTGTTTTTTGTGTTGGTGTTTGTGGATTTGCTAATTCTGTTTTGATTTTATCCGCAAGTTTAAGAAGTTCGCGATATTTTACATCATCTGAAAAGGAAGTTCCTTTTTCGCGAAGGTCTGCCTCTGCTTGTGCTATTAAAGTATTTACTTGTGCTAATGCAGTATTAGCATCAAGATTTTGACCTTGTTTAATTCTTAAACCTTGAACTGATTTTAAATCAGTTTCTTTTGCGGTGTTTAGACTTATGTCTGAAGTTAATTTGGCTATTGTTGTCCAAATTTGAGCCATTTTACCTCGTTGGGTTTCATCCATATTATTAATGAATTTTTGGGTCTGTTGATTTTTTAAATCGAGACCCATGTTTTGAAGTTCATAAACAATGGGTTGATTTGCATTAACTGTCCTTTGGTAATCATTTTTAAGTTGTTGACCAGTTAGACCCTCTTGCTTTGAGCCTAATGTTAAAGGGTTTCCGGTTTCGTTAAACCTGAATTCTTGTTCATTAAGTTTAGTTTGGCTTTGTGTTAGTTCCTCTTGTGCTTTTTGAGATTGTAATCCCTGAAATGCTAATAAAGAAGGTAGTGTATTTTTGGTTGCGTTATATTCAGACTTTCCTAATTGTGGTGATGCTGATGTTGTATTTGTCATTGAACCACCTACTGCAATAGCGGGGTTGTAACCGCCTTCTAATAATCGTTTGCGTTGGTTAAGTGGTGTATTGTA